GGCGGTGCGCCAACGGGGCAAACGCTGGCGGATCATTTGGGCCTGCCAGTCATGCGCGGCGCGGCTGTCGTCAAACGCCTGTCGCAGAGCGGCAAAATAGAGATGATCGGTCGGCGTGAACGCAACGGCAAGAAATTCACGTTTGCAAAAATAACGGCGACGGGCGCGCGGGAAATCCGGGAGAAGCGCAATGTGTGACTGGATGGAATTTAACGTCAGCGCCAGGGCATCCGCAACCCGTCCGCGTGAGCCGCGGGCACGCAAAACAGCCCGCGACGCCACGCCACGGATCGACTACGAAGACCTCGCCCCGGAGTTTCTGAGGCGGGCGGCGGATGGGCAATGTGCGGCGCAGATCATGAGGGAAATGAGAATTAACGGGCGGCCCATGTCCGACAAGGTTCTTGGCCGTCTGCGCAAGATCCACGGCATTAAGTTGAGGGATGGCAGGGGGTGGGTGAAGTGACATGGGTGTACCTACCGGACCAAGACACGGAATCAGCCTATGCGCCGGAGCGGGCGGCCTCGACATGGGGCTGCAACTCGCTGAACCGGACTTCCACACTATTTGCTATGTTGAAGCCGAGCCATATGCCCAAGCCGCGCTCGTTGCCGGAATGATGGCTGGAACTATGCCCGGTTCTCCCAAACATGGCGCCGGATCTAAGGGGGTTCAATGTATCGGAAAGCCTGCCGACAACAGTGCCGCCGGTTATCTCAGACCGGCCCCGGTGTGGGGTAATTTGCGAACATTCGTCGGATACGAATGGCGGGATCGTGCTGACACGATCATCGCAGGGTATCCCTGCCAGCCGTTCAGCGCCGCCGGAAAGCGTGGCGGGAAGGACGATCCCAGACACCTCTGGCCAGATGTCGCCAGAATTATCATCGAAGTTCAGCCCCGATGGGTTTTTCTTGAGAATGTCGCCGGGCACATTTCCCTCGGTGCCGAGTCCGTGCTGCGAGAATTACGAGATATGGGCTGGACGCCTGCGGCTGGCGCATTCTCAGCGGCTGAAACTGGCGCGGCGCACGAACGGCTCCGGTGGTTCTGCGTGGCCTACCGCGATCAGCCAAGACGCGAAACAATCGGGCCATGCGCCGTCTGGACTCGGACAGTCGGAAAAACTCAGTTTTGCCGTGATACAATGGCCGACACCGATGGCAGGAACGCCAGCGCAGAACGGGAACAACGCAGCGGGCAACAGCGATTTCAGCCGGGGTGTGATGGAGTTGTGGAAAACCCCGGACGTGCCGAACGGCGGGCGATCTATGCCGAAGGGCACAACGCCAACGGGAATGACGCCAGACGGCAAGAAACTGACGGTCGGGCTGGAGAACCAGTCGCGATTATGGGGAACACCGCGGGCGACGGACGGCACGCACGGCGGCCCAAATCAGACAATCGGGGGCAAGCCAGCGCTATCGAGCCAAGCGGCGACCTGGCCGACGCCAGCGGCACGGGACCACAAGGGCAGCAGCGAAGCCAGCGTAACCAGGGTGAACGGCAAATCGAGGCTGGACTTGTTGGATCATCTGGCAGAACAGGCATTTCACCGCCCGGACCCGGAGACGCCGAGGCATGGGCCGCCGTCCTCAGTCACTCGCCCGATCTCGCGCCAGCTGTTTCGATCAGCGATGTCAAACGTGCCTGCAACCACTTTGCGGCGTTGGTTGCGCAAGGGGAACTGGCGGAAAGCGAGGCTGAATCCCGCGTTTGTGGGTTGGCTGATGAACTCGCCAAGCGGACATCATGCCTTAAATTGCTCGGTAATTCAGTGGCGCCACTGGCAGCGGCAATCGCGTGGCGCACTCTGTCATCTGCCCATAACCTTTGGCCCGTGGATCTGGGAACCGCCGACCGAGACACAACCGCAACCGGAACAGATCGGATTTAACCTATGACCAGAATAGCGCAATCACCAGACCCGCATTTTCAGGCCAAGCTATCCACGATCCACACAGAGGCGGAACTGACTGCCTTCGCGGACGGGATCAGGGAACAGCGCGACATGATGTTGTGCGAAAGCCATGCTATTTCGGTGCGATTTGCAGAAATCAAGAAAGGAAGACGATAATGGGAAAACTGACAGTTGACGACAGGTTCCGCCAGATGTGGGCCGATGGGGTGCCATCCAAGGACATCGCTGCTTTTTACGGGGTCAAATATCCATCGGTAAACACGGCGGCCATCAAGGCTGGCCTGCAATCCAGAAGCAACCGATTAGGGGGTGGCAAAGCGCAGAGCCGATCTGACGACAGGATCTTGCTGCGGATGATCAAGCAACGGTGCAAGGGTAAGAGCGCGGCTGACATCGACAAGAAACGCCCTGCATGGGTTCTCAGCGTTACCAACGCGGTTCGTGCAGACGATTTTCGCCAATCCGGGGAGCCAGAGGGCGCTATGCGGGAGTGCTACTGGTGAGCGGGCCGGATCAAGCGTGTCTCAAGGCCGTCAGGGTGCAAATCCAAGAGGGCCTTGAGAAATTGAACGTTGCCTGCGCGATATTGCGGCGCAACGGATGGGTGGAGAATGCCGACGAATTATCCAGGACGGTGAAACATGGCCGCGTCTGGACGCAAAAGGACGGATGGCTCGACATGCTGGAAAAGCCGTAGCGCAGCGGCAGGGCAATCTGTTCTAATCATCCAGAAGCCGCGCAAGCCGGTCTGCGTTCAGCAACAGCCGCATTTCAGCCACGGCCCAAGGTCGCGGCCCTTCACCGCTCGGGTCTTCCCACCGAATGACGGCATTGCGGCGCACGCCCAAGATCCGGGCCAGTTCGTTGACGGTCAGGCCAAGACCGTTGCGGGTGGCGGTAAACTCTGCCGGGGTCATCGCGTGCGTGTCCTTTCAGTTTGCGAATATCAGCGGCAGGTAGAGCGCCGCGTAGATGATGCCGAACAGGCATAGCGACCCGGCAATGTCTTGGATGATTTTCATGCGGTGTATTCCCTCACATCGACGTCGATCTCTTCGAGGTATTCCCAAACATCAGAGATCATATCTAATTCAAAATCATAATCATTATTAAAATTTAACACCACCCACTCAAGAAAGTCGTTGAGTTCGTCGGGTTCGATCCTGTATGCCATCGTTTTCGCGTCATGCGAGATAGTGTAAACAGTTGTCCCGGCAATGGCTGGCATGTCCTTGAGCGGGTGCCCGCCAGCGCGCCAATCTTGGATGAATTTGGACGCGAAATCACGGTCGTAGGTCATTGGTCTTATCCTTCCAGCTTAGTGAGTTTCTGCTGCGCCGCCACCACGTCCTGCATAGTGGCATGAGCAGTCCGAAACAGTTCGCAGATGCGGCGCAGTTCAATCCGTGCATGGTCGGCTGCGGATAGGCGTTCAATCATCGTGGTGAGGGTTTGGGTGGTCATGACTTCACCACAATGTTGCGGGCGCGAAGATCGGCGGCCATGGCTTGCAGTGCGGGCAATTCAGCGGCTGGCTTGCCGTTGTCGTGCCAGTCGTTCACTGCGTTGCGATAAGCAACAGCGTCAACGTGTGAGTGGAAGCTACCGTCGCGGGCAATTCTCTCAGGGTGCTGCGCTTTCTTTGCGGCAAGGCGTTGATCTAATGTTTGGGTGGTCATTTTATCGCTCCGTTTTAATGCGTTTGACGATAGCCGCGAATTTCCCGCTCGGCTGAAAAGGTGCCGTTGTCGGTGCGCGTGTCACCTTCGTAGATGTAGCAGTTAAACCGCTCGCCGGTTCTGTTCTGGTGTGCCATCTGGCGAAGAGCCGCGCGCTTGCTCGTGAACGTGGTGCATGTTCCCTTGGCTTCATTGCTGATGTGGTATGTGGTCATTGTGTCGCTCCGTTGTGTCGGTCGGCTTCATTGCCTGTATTAATTAGTACAGCATGTTGTGGGCACAGTCAAGCGGCTTTGACAGGAAATCGCAACGTGATATGGTAGCACATGAAACAGGCGGGGGCGACAATGCGGCAATGGTATTTGGGTTTCTCTAAGGGCGGCAAGGAATTTGAGGTTTCCGAGGCTCTATGCTGGGAAGGGTTCAACGTGTGGTGTGGCCGCGTCCGCGTGATGAAGCGCAAAGGCAAAGATCCACGCCCTCGGGAATACGAGGAACCAGCCCTACCGAATTATCTGTTCCTGAACTTGGACGAACACGAGTGGCACAACGTCTCCCACAAGCACCTCCGGCATACCATGGCAGTCCTGTCACCTCTGGCTGTGCGGGGATTCATGGCATTCAAGGCTAGGGTTGAGAACATGGGCATCATTGACAGGATGACGCCGGGAACCGAGATCGAGATAACCGGCGGCGCATTCAAGGACACATTGGCCATGTTGCGACGTACCGTTGATGACGGTAGAGTGGTAGAGGCAGAACTAGAGATATTCGGGCGGAAAACAGTCGCCAGGTTCCCGATCGGTGACATATCCCCTGTATCTTGACGACAAAGTTAAATAGCGTTACATTCGGCCAAGCCGTCATATAGGCGGCAAGCCCTGCACCAGACGCTAACGCTGTCGGTCACGGCAAAATGGTGTTGCATTCCCGGCCATGCCGCGCAGCACCAAAGTTAGAAGATATGGGGCAAGGTGTTAGAATTCTCGTAAAGCGAAATATGACTGAAAGCAGACAATGGCAAATCCCAACCCTAGGACTGATCAACTTTCGCCATACAAGAAGGGCCAAAGCGGAAACCCCGGCGGGAAAACGTCAGAACAGCGTCGGCGGGAAATCTCCAACGCTCACAAGGCAACAAAGCTGCGCGAACAGCTATTAGACGCGATGCTCAAAGAATACGAAAGCGGCGCAACGTCTGACGCTGTAAAGAGCGAAGTACTAAAGTTGTTGCTGGATAGCGAAAACCGGGGGCTTGGACAGCCGAGGCAGGAAGTCGCGGTTGCAGGTCTGACAATAAACGTCCTGAACGAAAGCGGCGGCTTTGCAGATAACAATTCCGAATGAATGGTCGCCGCGACCTCATCAATGCAATCTCTATGATAATTTTGGGCACGGTAAGAAGTTTCAGCGCGGGGCCGTGGTCTGGCATCGTCGGGCAGGCAAGGACAGCGCAACGCTCAATATGACAGCTCGCGACATGTTCCAGAGGGTCGGCACATACTGGCACCTATTCCCAGAGCAGACACAGGCCCGCCGCGCAATCTGGAATGGGATCGACGGATCAGGGCGGCGCATCGTTGATCAGTTTCTGCCACCGGAGGTTCGCAAGCGCAGATCTGATCAGGAGATGCTGATTGAGACGGTCAACGGTTCCATGTGGCAGATGGCCGGGTCTGACAACTATGATAGTCTCGTCGGCTCAAACCCTGTTGGCGTGGTGTTCTCAGAGTGGTCACTGGCAAACCCCGAAGCATGGGAATACATTCGCCCGATCATTGTTGAGAATAACGGATGGGCATTGTTCATCTACACTCCGCGCGGACGCAATCACGGACACCGGACATATCAAAACGCGCTGTCTAGCGATGGATGGTTTGCCGAACGCCTAACGGTTGATGACACAGGGCTGATAGCGCCGCAGCAAATTCAGGACGAACGTGAAGCCGGAATGTCCGAATCGAAGGTCCGGCAGGAGTTCTTTTGCAGTTTTGAGGCCGAGAGCGACGAGCAGCTAATCAGCTATGAGATGTGCGCGAAGGCACAAGCCCGAGAGATAGCGCCAGAAGCATTTGACGAGAAGGTGATGGGCGTTGACGTGGCACGGTTTGGCGATGACAAGTCGGTGATATATTTCCGGCATGGCCGCGATGGGGCGCCCATGCCTTATTGCCGGTATGATAAAATGGACACGATGCAGTTAGCGGCACATGTTGCGGATTGGGTGCAGAGATGGAAGCCGGACGCTGTGTTTGTTGACGAGGGCGGCATTGGTGGCGGTGTGGTGGATCGGCTGGTGCAACTTGGATTTGGCAACGTGGTGCAGGGCATCAACTTCGGCGGCAAGGCTGACTATCCGCGCACAGGAGAAAAGGCCGCTAACAAACGCGCGGAAATGTGGTTGAGCGCCCGTGGCTGGCTGGACCGCGGTTCATTGCCGCAAGATGAACTGCTGGCGTCTGAGCTAACCGCGCCGATGTACAAATACGACGCGCAAAACGCGATACTTCTGGAACGCAAGGAAGACATGAAAAAGCGCGGATCACCATCGCCAGACATTGCGGATGCGTTTGTCCTGACATTCGCGTATCCCGTGTCATCAAGCGTCAATGACGAGTGGGACGGGCGCGAAGAAAACGATCAAGGCCGATCATCGGTCACGGGGTATTAAAATGGCGTATGATGCAGAACACGAAAGCGCCGATGAGGATCGGGGGGAAGTAAGCGAAGATCCGCAACTCCCAATCTTGCAGATGGCGGCATCGGGTGAGAACATCGCAAAATACCTAGAGGACAGCAAGCTTGCAGAAATTGGCAGCGAAGCCGTCAGGCTCTACAAGCTGGACAGAGACAGTATGTCCGACTGGATCAAGGAGATGGACACGGGCATTGACTTGGCAAAGCTTGTCGCCAAGGAGAAAACGTATCCTTGGAAAAAGGCGTCCAACGTCCGTTTCCCGCTGATCACCACGGCGGCGCTGCAATTCAATGCGCGGGCTTATGGGGCAATTGTCCCGTCTGACGGTGCGATTGTTAAGGGCAAGGTTTTCGGGGCGGACGCTCAAGGCAAGAAGTCGGCACGGGCTGACAGGATAGCCGCGCATATGTCGTGGCAGTTGATCAGCGAGATCGAGGAGTGGGAAGAGGAAACAGACAGGCTTCTTGTGCAGCTTCCTATCGTCGGCACGATGTTTCGCAAGGTCTGGTATGATGAGGCCATGCGTCGGCCGCGGTGCAGCATATTGCCGCCGGGAGCTTTGATCGTCAACGACAAGGTTACAACGCTGGCGGACGCGCCACGGATCACGCAGGAGTTTTCGCTGTATCCATACGAGCTGGCAACCAAGCGCCGGTCTGGATCATACCGGGACATTGACTACATCGAGATCAAGAACGACGATAACCAGGAAGCCCAGGGCTTCATCGAGCAGCACTTACGTCTTGACCTGGACGATGACGGGTATGAAGAGCCGTATATCGTGGTGATCCACCGCGAATCGGAAAAGGTGGCACGCATTGTCGGAGACTTCCGACCGGAGGACATCAAAGCCGGACAGGACGGCATCGTTGCCATATCTGCGAATACCTACTTTGTGCCATATCACTTCATGCCAAGCATTGACGGTGGGTTTTGGGGCACGGGCTTCGGGCGGTTGCTTGGCGGCACGTCTGAGGCCATCAACAGCCTGATTAACTTGATGCTGGACGCTGGCCACATGGCTGCGATGGGTGGCGGTTTTCTGGGGTCCGAGTTCCGCATCAAGGGCGGAAGTCACCGGATGGAGCCGGGCAAGTGGACAATGACCACAGCCAAGGGTGCCGACATTCGGTCGTCTGTTGTGCCTATGACATTCCCCGGCGCTGATAGCACGCTGTTTCAACTTCTGGGCTTGCTCATAGATTCCGGCAAGGATGTCGCGGGCATCAAGGATGTGCTGCTAGGCGACACTGGAGGTCGGGCGCAAACGGCAACCACGACACTTGCGCTGATTGAACAGGGAATGCAGCAATTCACCGCGATATATAAGCGGGTTTACCGGTCACTGCGGCAGGAGTTCAAGCTGTTGGCCCGGATCAATGCCGAGACGGTTGACCCGCAGACCTACAACGCTTTTCACGATGAGGTTCAGACCGTGCCAGACCCGCAGACGGGCGAGCCGATAGAACAGCCCGCCATGTTTGATCCGTCGCAGGAATACGGGGCTGCGGACATGGACATTTGCCCGGTAGCTGATCCGTTGAGCGTCACCAAGGCGCAGGAAGCGGCCAAGGCACAGATTGTAATGGAACTGGCGCAGGCTGGCATGGCCGACCAATCTGTTGCGGCACAACGCATTTTGGAAGCCGCATCTATAGATGATATTGAGGAATTGCTACCCAAGCCGCCCGCCCCAGAAGAACAGCAGGCGCAACAAATGATGCAACAAATGCAGATGGAAAGTGCGCAAACAGAATTGATGAATGGCAAGGTGGATATTGAATTGAAGCTGGCCAAGATCGAAAGCGAACGAGCATCTGCGGCAGAAACAATGTCGGGAATTGCGCTTGAACAATTCAACGCCAAAGTGAACGCGGTGAAAACAATGATGGAGGATCAACGTGCCAAAGTGGACCAACTTCTCGCAATCCGATCTGGAGGAATGGCGGGACAGCAGGACGGGGCAGGCGGTATGGGCGGCGCTCCGCAAGCGTTTGGAGATGGAAGCGCAGGCTTGCAAGGAAGCGTATTTCCTGGGCAACCCATGGCCGGATCACCGCAGGGAAGCCCTGCACCTTTCGGCTTCGGTGCTTGATGACTGGCTGGATGCCAGCGCCGACGACTTTGCAGAAATGATGGAAGAGAAAACCGATGAAAAATAGTTCAGGATATACGCCTTGCGAATTCAACGTCCTTATCTTGCCCGACCCGGTGGAGGAAAAAACCACGGGCGGTTTGATATTGGCATCTGACACGCTGGAACGAAACAAACACGCGGCAACTAAAGGCACGATCGTCGCGTCGGCCCCGTTGGCTTTCAATGAGGACATATGGCCGATGGATATGCCGCGACCAGAACCCGGCCAGCGATGCCTTATCAGCCGTCACGCCGGGGTGTTCATCGACGGTGAAGACCGGGTTGAATACCGGATAGTCAAAGACAAAGATGTTGTGGCCCTGATAGGATGATCCCCATGGAAAATGAAGAACTGGACGAAGACCTGAACGAAGATATTGCAGACGGCAATTCTGAAAAGGAGGTGATCGAATCTACGCCGGAGGAATTGGCGGCACAGAAGGAGCTTGAGGACGAAGCCCGCAAGTACGGATGGCGTCCGAAGGAGGAATTCACCAACGACCCGGAAGGCTGGGTAGATGCGTCCAGGTTTATGGAATTCCCCAGCACCAACGTCAAGGTTTTGCGGGATACTCGGAAGGATCTGGAACAGCAACTCGCCCGCGAGAGGCAGGACCGTGAAGAAACATTCGGGCGCATTGACAAGGCCAACAAGGCGGCAATGGAAAGGGTGCGCGAACAGGAACGCGCTCGGGCAGCGGAGCAGATTGCCTTGGTGCAGGCTGAAAAGTTAAAGGCCGCAGGTGAGCAAGACCTTGAGAAATACCACCAGCTTGACAGTCAGGAAATGCAACTCCGGCAGGCGGCTTACCGGGAACAGGCAAAGCCCCAGGATCAGCCCCCCGCGGTTGACCCAAAAGTCAAGGAATATTCGGACGCCCACGAATGGACAAAGAACCCGCTGATCTGGGACGAGGCCCGTCGCAGCATTGACTTGGCCATGGAATCCGGGCGCAGTTTCAATGATGTTGATGAGCAAATCCAATATGCAGACAGCGTTATAAAGCAGAAATACCCGCATCTGTTTGCGCCAAAGTCTGCCCCCGCATCACGGGTTGAGGGTAGAAGCCTTGCAACAGGCGCGCGTCGCGGCAAGGGTGCGGACGATCTGCCGCCCGAAGCCCGCCAAGCGGCTAAAGACTTGGTTGATGAGGGAATTTACAAAAACACGGCGGAATACGCCAAGGACTATTGGGCACAGGAGACCTAAAGATGAGCGAATACCAAGAGAAGCGCGGCCCCGGTCGCCCCCGCAAGGACTTTTCGGCAGATGAAGAACATGCCGTTGTAAGCCCTGTCAAGGCCGCCCGCAGGCGTCGGGACGCGGACAGTCTGCGCGGTGTTCGAATGCGTCTCTCGGTCAATGAAGACAAACTTGATCGGGAGAATTTCGAATATCGTTTCATCAAGGACGATCCGACCCGCCTTCACCAGATGACGGTGCAAGACGACTGGGACATCGTCCAGGACAGAAACGGAGAAATACAAGCGAAACACGAAGGCCAAGGCGCAGAAATTGCGCATGGCTCGGGAACGAGGGATGCGAGTGGCCATCCTGAGCGTCTGGTATTGGTCCAGAAGCCCAAAAGCTACTACAACGATGACGCCGCTGCTAAACAGCGCAAAATTGATGAAACCGAAAATGCCATGCGGCAAGGACCGGGTGGCGAACAAAGCTACACACCAGATGGCCGGAATGCGGTCATGGAAGTGTCTGTAGACAAATAACATTCATCATTCTAAGGAGAAACCAAAATGGCAAATGCTGATGCAGCATTCGGGTTGAAACCCGTTTCCAATGCCTACGGTGGACCGTTTAGCGCTGGCGTGCGAAAGTATTCCATCCCAGCCTCGGACACCTCCGCCGCCGTTTACATCGGCTCCATCGTCAAGTTGACGGGTGGGGCGGATGCGGACGGTATCCCTGTCGTGACAGGCAATGTCGCGGCTGATGACGCCGTTGTTGGCGTTGTCGTTTCCGTTGTGCCTGTCACTGCGGACAGCCTGACATACCGCGAAAATTCGACATTGCGGGAAGTCATGGTGTGCGATGATCCGAATGCGCTTTTCGAGGTGCAGGAAGACAGCGTAGGCGGCGCGCTGGCCGCAACGGCTGCGGGCGGCACATGCTCGCTCACCGGGTTTACGTCCGGCAGCACTTCAACCGGTCTTTCGGCTGTTGAGCTGGATAGCAGCCTGCTTTCCGAAGTCGCAGATACGAACGACGATGTTCGCATCATCGGCCTTGTTCAGGCGCCCGACAACGAAGTCGGGGCTAACGCACGGTGGCTTGTTCGGCTGAACAACCATCAGTACATCAACGCAAGCACGGGGGTATAAGTTATGGTTATCACCACTGGCAATCACCCCAAGGCTCTTTGGCCCGGTGTGCGCAAATTCGTCATGGGCGAATACGCCGAACATCCGAAAGAGTATTCGGACATCTTCGAAATGAAGACTTCGAGGATGGCATACGAAGAGGACGTGGAAACGACCGGCTTCGGATATGCTTCGGTCAAGAGCGAGGGTTCCAGCGCGGCTTACGACAGCCATACGCAGGGGTTCACCAAGCGCTATACGCATATTGCCTATTCGTTGGGTTATATCGTGACGCGTGAAGAAATGGATGACAATCTGTACAAGTCGCGCGCGTTCAAGCGTGGCAAGATGCTGTCCTTTTCGTTCCGCACAACCAAGGAAACGGTTGCTGCGAATGTCCTGAACCGGGCGTTCAATTCCAGCTATATCGGCGGTGACGGGGTTGAGCTTTCTTCCTCGGCGCACACGTCACTTGCTGGAAACTGGTCGAATGAGCTTGCAGTTACGGCGGACCTGTCCGAAGCGTCGCTGGAAGACATGCTGACCAGGATCGACACCGCGACCAACTCTAGGGGTATGCCGATTGCCATCCGTGGCGATTGTCTCATTGTCCCGGCGGCGTTGGCGTTCGAGGCGGAGCGGATCATGAAGTCCAACTTGCAGAACGATAGCGCCAACAACGCTGTTAACGCCATCAAGTCGCGCGGCCTCTTGCCGAAGGGCTACAAGGTCAACCACTACCTGACCGATACGGATGCTTGGTTTGTGAAAACCAACTGCCCGGATGGCCTGCTTGGATTTGACCGCACCGGCTTCGAGTTCGACCGTGATAACGACTTTGACACGATGAACGCAAAGGCCAAGGGCTATGAACGCTATGTGTTCGGCTGGACCGATCCGCGCGGCGTGTGGTGTTCTCAAGGCGCATAAAATACCGGGGCGGGCTGTAGCGGCCCGCTCCTTCCCTTCATCGCCCTACGGGGCGTCACACAAACTTGACGATGGAGAAAATCAATGTCACCCACCAGATTCCCGAGCGGCGTCACCAATGCCGCCAAGACTTCGGACATGGGCATGTTCGGCTTGCCTGATCCGACATCCTTCCACACATTCTTTGACGACTTCGATGTATATCAGGCCGCAGACTGGACTGCTACGGCAACCAGTGTCGGCACCGGAACGAGTGCGGCGGCAATCGCAGATGCCGATGGTGGTATCTTGCGAATTACCACAGCAGCGAATGAAAACGACGGGCTATTTCTCGAAAGCATGGGCGAAAGTTTCCTTATGGAAACCGGAAAGAAGGCTTGGATCAAGGCACGCTTTTCCGTGGGCGATGCAATCCAGTCTGATTTGATCATTGGTCTGCATTCGACTGATACCACCCCCCTATCCGCTGCGATGCGGTTTGCGTTCACCTCCGATGATGGAAGTGCGGCGTTGTATTTCAATGTCGACGACAACACGACCGACACGGACAGCGACACGGTTGCCACATTGGCAGACGATACGTTTGTCGTGGTTGGAGCGTATTGGGATGGCGTGGACTCAATCGAGCT